CATTTGATGTTAGAGAGGTTATAACCTAATGCCAAGAAGTTTATCAACTGCTTTACAAAATCAAGTATCAGCTTCAGCTACTAAAACAGCTTTTCTAGTAGAGTTAAATTTATCATCAACAGTCAGATTGACAGATTATTACACTAATGTTGTTTTTGATTCTAATACTTATGAAGCAGGGGGTTCTTTTCTAACTGTAGATGCAACTGCTGAAACAGGACAATTACAAGTAGATGAAGTAAATATAGCTTTCTCAAATATAACAGATCAGGTTAGGTCATTAGTACAATCAGGTGCGTTTACAGATAAAGAGGTTGAAATACACTTAGCTTATTTTGATACAAACGAAAGTATTGTAGGAGCTATAAATTATTTTACTGGTAATATTAGAAATGTATCTATAAAAGAAAATATAGATGATTCTACATTAACTCTTATTGTTGCTTCTCATTGGTCAAATTGGAATTTAACAAAAGGTAGACATTTTTCAGATGAATCACAACAAGCATTTAGTAATGGTGATAAAGGTATGGAGTTTGCTACACAAGTTAAAGAAGATGTTAGGTGGGGTGCTTAGTGGGTTTAATTAGTGGTATTAAATGGTTTGTTGCAGCAGTAAAAGCATCCAAGGCTTTTAAGGCTATAAAAATAATTGGTGCTATTGTAACACTTACTGTAGGTGTAAAGAGTTTTATGATGGCAAGGCAAATGTTGGCAAAAGGTCAGGACATACTTGCAAATAAAACATCTGCTGGTGGCAAAATTCCAATCATATATGGTACTAGAAGAGTTGGTACACAAATTATCTATATGGACACAAGTGCAAATGATTCAAGAGACTTATATGTTGTTTATGCTTTAGCTGTAGGTGAATGTGAAGAAATTATTGGAAGATCAATAGAGCTTGATGGCAATCCATTGACTGATTCTGCTAGGTTTAGAGATGGTGGTTATATAGGTACAGATAAAATAAGTTCAGGTAATGGTTCATTAAATTCAGTTTCACAAAATGGTACTAATAGTTTGAATCTTGCAGGTGGTACTTTTGGGACAAGTCCTACTGCTAAATATAGATATGTTATGAATCTACATCATGGAGCAGCTACGCAAACTGCTGATCCTATGCTTGTTGCTTCTATGCCAAACTGGACTTCAGCACATAAGTTAAATGGCGTTTGTTATATAGCTGCTCATTATGGTTTTGATAAAGAGGGTATGTGGTCAGGAGTACCACAATTAACAGTACAAGTTAAAGGCAAAAAAGTTTTTGATCCTAGGGATGCTTCTCAAACATTTGGAAATGTATCAACCTATAAATGGTCTGATAATCCAGCTTTATGTTTTTTAGATTACATAACAAATGATGAATATGGTAAAGGTTTACCTATTGCTAAAGTAAATACATCAACATTTACTACTGCTGCAAATACTGCTGATACTTTAGTTGATCCCCCATTTCATAATGGCTCATCACAATCAATAACATGGAGTGGTGCTAATGGTAATGACTTTATTAGTGTCTTAGGTGCTAACGCTAATAGAGATTGGTTCCAAAATAAAATTGGAGAGCATATAACTCTAGTTAACTCTTCAGGTTCTACAATCTTAAATGATATTAATATCAAAGATGTTAGAAGAGATGAATTTTATGATGTTAGTGAAGTTTACAATGTTTTTGTAGATGAAACATTAGATGCAGATTATTCTTCTAATACAGGTACATATTTACTAAAGGTAAAAAGATTTCATTGTAATGGCGTTATTGATGCTAATAAAAATGTTATGGACAATGCAAAAGAATTACTTGCTAATATGCGAGGTATTTTTTTATATGTTGATGGTAAATATGAGCTAGAGATTGAAGATACAGGTTCTTCAACATTTTCAATAACAGACAATCATGTTATAGCAGAAGCAGGTATTGCAGTTGATTATGGAAATAAGGATCAAAGAGCTAATAAAGTAATAGTTGAATTTTTTAATGCTAATAAAAAATATGAATTAGATACAGCAACAGTTTTACATTCAGCTACAACAGATGCTAGTGATTTTACTTCAGATGATGGTGGTGAAGAACTAGAAGTAAAAGCAGAGTTTCCTCTTATAACTGATCCATATATTGCTCATAATATGGGTAAAGCAATTCTTACAAGAAGCAGAAATCAAACTACTATACAGTTTTTAGGTACTCCTGAAATGTATAAACTCAATGTTGGAGATATTGTAGATTTTACTTATGCTGGTTTAGGATTTAGTAGTAAGGTGTGTAGAGTTGAAGCATTAGAGCTTCAGTCAGATGGTTTGGTATCTGTAAGTCTTATTGAATATTTTGATGTATATACTTGGGAAGTACCAGCACAAGAACCATTAGAAGAACTAGCAAATTTACCATCTGCTTTTGCAGTAAAAGCACCTACAGGTTTATCATTTACTGATACTGATTCTAGCTCTACAGGGCGACCTTTTTTAAGTTGGAATGAGCCAACAGATTTTCCTGATTATCAGTATAGAGTAAATGTTGTAGATTCTTCAGGTAATCAAGTCGTAAACAAAATTGTTGATGTAACAAATTGTGATTTAATATTTGTTCCTAAAGATACAAACTATGTAGCAAGTGTAAGTTCCTTAAATGTTTTAGGTTCAGAATCTTCACCAGCAACATTAACATTCAGTATTGGAGATGAACCAGTCGTAACTAATGATGTAAAAGATTCTGCTGTTACAACAGTTAAAGTTAATGATCTTGCTATTACTGAAGGTAAATTAGCAAATTTAGCTGTAACAAATGCAAAAATTAATGATTTAAGTGCTGATAAAATAAATGCTGGTACTATAGCTACAGCAAGACTTAATGTATCTGATATTATTAGTACAGGTAATATTATCGTACAAAATGATAACATTTCTGATTTAACTAACGATTCTGCTTTTATAAATGGTGGTCAGGTTAATACTAATGTTACAGCTATAAGTGGTGGTGTAATTACTACTGGTACTGTAGCAGCAGCTAGAATAGATGTATCAGGTGTTATAAGTGCTGGTAGTATTATTGTTAGTTCAAATCTTACAGATGGATCAACCTCAATATCAGGTAGTAATATAGATACAGGTACAATAAACGCAAGTAATGTAGCTGTAACAAATATTAGTGCTACTAATATATCAACAGGTAACTTAAATGCAGATAGAATTACTGCAAATAGTATTGATGTATCAGGTAAAGGCGTAGCTGGTTCTATAGGTACTATATCAGGTTTATCAGGTCAGAACTCTACAGACAATAGCCAAAATATTAGTGCAACAGAAATTGTAAGAAGTATTTATGGTGATAATAATTTTCCATTTCATTTAGCAGGTAGCACATCAAGTGGCACTAATCCAAGTGTTTCAGTAGGTGATTATGTTGGAAAACAAAATAATTTAGGTGCTTTATTTGAGTTTGAATTTACAACTCATAATTGGGGAAGTGGTACAAGAGATTTTATAATTTTATGCAGTCTTGATTACTTTGGAAGTGTTAGTAGTAGTTCAGAATCAATATTTGCTGCGTGTATGAAGGCTACTAGCAGCAATACAGATTACACTTCAACAAGTAGGTCAGATTATATATTTTCAAGAAAAACTACTGCAAGTGGTACTTTTTCTATTGCAGGAAATAAAACTATTTATGAAAAAGTTTCTCTAACTGCTAATACAGAATATTACATTTGGGGTTTTGGAATAGCAGATGATGGTGTTAGTGGTTATTCAGATGGAACAATATTAGTGTTAGGATTAAATATATAAGAGGTAATTATGTCAAGTACATTATCAAATGCAGAACTTTGGTTAGAAATAAGACAAAAAAGAAATTCCAGACTATTAGAAACAGACTGGACACAAATAAATGACTCTGCATTGTCTGATTCAAAAAAAGAGGAATATAAAATATATAGACAATCTTTAAGAGATTTAATACAAGAAATAAAAAAACATGATAATTATACTAATGAGAATGAAACAAATCCAAGAGATGATTGTGGTGATTGGCAATTTCCAAATAAACCAACATAAATTATTAATATATTTACTATGAAATATTTATTAAAAGATAACATAAGTATAAAATTTACATGAGGAATTTAATATGGCTCAACACGATTACAACATAGCTAACCAAACAGGTGCAAACTTTAGAGCAGACTTAAACAATGCTTTAAATGCTATTGCAACTAATAATAGTGGAGATAACGAACCATCAACTACATTTGCTTACGAGTGGTGGATTGACACTACCAACGATGTACTTAAATTAAGAAACACAAGTAACAATGCTTGGATAACAATGCCATTTAGCATTACTGCTGATAATACTGTAGATATAAATGCTGGTACTGTTAATGGTATAACATCATTAAGTTTTAG